ATTCGCATTTGTCCCACAGGTGCATCGGCATCCATCTGATTGCCTGCTTGACCCACTGGTTCAGACGAAGTTGCCGGAAAGCATTCTCTTCACCGGGATTCTGCTTGGCTGACTCGCAGGCATCTCTAACCTTGTCGATACCCACGGTAATACCCAGAGAGGGGTTGGCTTTCTTCCAGGTTTTAGGGTCAGTCCAGTCATCTGCCTCATCTGCACCGTAGATAACCGGGTAGAATGTGTGGTCAATTTTTCGGCCTTCGATGATGTCCTTGGCCTTCTGGTGGATCTCGTAACAAATGGACTTGGTGTCATTACCGGCGGTGGTAATGAGGAAGTACAGCGGCTGCATACGAGCATCACCAGAACCCTTGGTCATAACATCAAACAGCTTCCGGTTTGGCTGGGTGTGCAGCTCATCGAAAACAACACCGTGAGTATTGAAACCGTGTTTGTTGCCGACATCGGCAGAAAGCACCTGGTAGATGCTGCCCGTGGGAAGATACACCAGACGCTTCTGAGAATCCAGTATCTTGACCCGCTTTGCCAGGGCAGGACACATACGAACCATGTCAGCAGCGACATTGAAAACGATGGATGCCTGCTGTCGGTCTGCGGCACAGCCATATACCTCGGCGCGTTCTTCGCCATCGCCGCAGGTCAGAAGTAATGCCACAGCGGCAGCCAGTTCAGATTTACCCTGCTTTTTCGGAATCTCAATGTAGGCGGTATTGAACTGCCTGTAGCCGTTGGGTTTCAGAGTGCCAAAGATATCCCGGATGATCTGCTCCTGCCAGTCAATGAGTTCAAATGGCTTTCTTGCCCAGGTGCCTTTCGTGTGGCACAGCGACTCAATAAAAGCAACCGCATAGTCGGCAGCATCCTTGTCGTAGAAGGAACCCTTGGCCATGAATCGAGTGGGTTTGTACTTCTTCAATTTTCGAATACGCGATCACCTCCGATGGGCATAAAAAATAGCCGCTACCGTAACCGGTGCGACTTCATATATGAGGAACAGAGCCTTACTGGCTCCGTCCTGCTGGGTATGAAATTTGGATTATTCCTGGGCCATGCACCAGGCAATGGCGTGTCCGTTATCCGGAAAACGCTCCTCTGTGGTGCAGATCTGGCTCAAGCGGCATTCGATTTCGCTGACTCCGGATTCTTCCGGTGTTTCAATGAACTCGTAAACCTCCGCATAATAACCACCTTTCCAATGGCAGTCTGTAACGAAAACCCGGTCGTCAAACTTGATAACTGCACCGTAGCTGGCGGAAACGCGCATCTGAAGCTGTTCCATGGTGGTGAATTGCATCATTACTCTGCCACCTTTCTGCAGGAGTCCACTCCGTAGACAATGCCCAGGCTGGAACCACAGTCCCATGCTACATGAATGGTGCCGATGGAATCGACGGACACCACTGTACCTTGGCAGCCGGGAATCAGCTTGGTGTTGAAAGGATCGTCCATGCTGACTAACTCCACTCGTGTACCCTTGGAGTACTGGTCTCGGAGGAGCTGTAAGGATTCTTGGGAAATTACTCGCATACTGTCACCTCTTTCTTGGAACCTGCCTTGAAGGCAGTACTACCGGAGAGGTTGCGAAGGAGGATCTTCCGATCAGTTTTGAACTCATCGCCGATAAATCCGAGCCGCAAAAGGAAGCATCGGAATGCGTATTTTTCGTTATCCACTTCCTTCTCTTTGGCAGAGATCCGTTTCTGATTCCGTGCCATATCACAGAGTTTACAGATAAAGTTATTATAGGCGATAATTTCCTCCGGAGTAGGTTCTCCAGGGAACCAGGGGAAGCTGACCTTATGCTCACTCACTTCAATAGGAAGATCCTGTACACCCAGAGCTTTTCGGATGAGAGCGCCCTTTGCATCCACAATGCTGCGAAGATTGGCAAGATTGGCATCGGTGAGAATGACACGGGGCATGGAAATGCAGATACCAGAGAACGCATCCTCAGATGGATTGACGCTCATGTCGATGTCAAATTCCTCGGAATACAAATGCTGAGTCAGTCGTTCGATAGTTTCATCGGAAAGACCGTCGTCAATGACAAGGCTACCGGTCTTGTCGATGGTGATACAGCCAACCTCGTAGCTGAAGCTGGGCGCGCCGCAGTATCGTGCCGGAAGATCCAGCCATGCGGAGATGGTCTGCACCAGGCGTTTCCGCTCGGTGCCCTGTGCGTTAATAATGATTGTCATGTGTATTACCTCCTTGATTTTTGGTAGTACACATATTCGCTCTGAACAGGCATAATAGCAACTTGTTTCTCCCACAGACAATGTAGAATAATGTGCCCTAATTCTGTGTATAAAACACAATTCCTGCCAGGACGAAGAATACGCAAGGCAGAGCCACTCCGTTGCCCCACATCTTATATTCAGCGGCATCTGAGTGAGGATCGGCCAGCCACTTGCGGATCTGTTTCTCGGTTTTTGGCTTGGTGCTTGGAGAGACGATCCTGCGATGGGTTTCCCAGACAACCTTCCAGAAAGTCAATTCCTCATCAGTGGGAGCTGTTGTGGCCAGATCTCCGCACCACCAGTCCGGAAAGCCCTGAAGACGGGCGCACTCTGTGGGAGTAAGGCGGCGAACCGTATATCCACGCTGGACTGCTCCAGGACCCTTGGCAACCAATGTCGGCTGCACCTCTACCGCCATAGTAGGTGCGAAGGGTGAGGTTTTGCTGTGATTGAATGTATCCCGTCCGATGCCATAACAAACGGCGGTGGGATCTTTGTAATCACGAGCCAGTACGGTGGGAGCCATATCCTCGGACACCTGGGCAAAGATGCCGGTAGTCATGCTGTATACCGGGCATTCCACTACGGCGGTGCCACCCTGGTTGCAGGTGGGATTACCGCCGTTGCCGTCCAGCGTTCTGACGGTTTCCGCTTCATAGAATCCCACATGAGGATTTGAAGACTTCATGCCGTTGCTGTCCTTGGAGCTAATACCAAAGGCCTTAGCTGCTACCTCGCTGACCACAAAAGGCTGATTGTTACCGCCAGTTCCGTACTGATGGGATACGGTAGGTGCTACATCCACGGGACCGGTGTACCTGGTGTCCTGGCTATGGTTCTCAAACACAGCAGGATCGTCCATCACCAAAGGAGGGTGATGGGCTTCCGCCCGGAGAGTGCAGGTAACCTCATGGGTCACATCCATACGATTACCGCCCTGGTCATTCAGAACGACACCATTTCTTCCGGTAGACATTCCACAGTTCACCCCAAGGGTAGATGCGACAGGAGAAACTGTGCCGTTGTAGCCGTCTAAGCCGAGGCCTGTAATTCCAGAGCAATTCTCAGCACCTCCGGCAGCTCTTTGCCACGCGCGGAAGCTCTCCGCAGAATACCCTGACAAGCCTTCGGACTTAAATAGTACGTCTGCGGCACATTGACCTGCAAGATCTCCGACAAGAAAGATGCGTTTTCTGCGTTGGGGCAAACCCCAATGTTGACTGTCGAGAGTTCTGTAAGCAACGCTCCATCCGTCTCCCATGTAGCAGTCGGCGTAGGGCCATCGATTTTTCTCAGGCATAGGCACCTGGGCATCCGGTTCGACAAGCCCGATGACCGCTTCGAGGACGGCCTGGAAGTCGTGGCCGGAGTTTGAGGAGAAGGCGCCGGGGACATTTTCCCAGCAGATCCAGCGGGGGTATTGGCCATTGGTGGCACACCTCATTTCTTTGATAATTCGGATGGCCTGGTAGAAGAGAACAGACTGCTTGCCGTCCAATCCAGCGCGGCGGCCCGCGACGGACATATCAGTGCAAGGAGAGCCAAAGCAGATGATGTCCACAGGCTCAATCTTCCCGCCATCCATCTGGGAGATGTCACCGTAATGTTTCATATTGGGCAGTCGCTTGGAGGTGACCCGAATAGGAAACGGCTCGATTTCCGATGCCCACACAGGGGTGATACCGGAAAGCAAGCCGCCCAAAGGGAAACCACCAGAACCGTCAAAGAGACTGCCCATGGTCAGTTTGTGATTCATTTTTTCTTCTCAACCTCTTTCGCCAGTTCGGCATAGGTGAACTTCACACCGTCACGCATGACGTAGACATTGTCCGCATCGCCGGTGTTATCCACATAGCGTCGGAGAATAACGGAAGCGTACTTTTCATCCAGTTCCATCATGTAGCAGATGCGGTTCATCTGCTCACAGGCCATAAGGGTAGAGCCACTGCCGCCGAAGGTATCCAGAACCAGGGCGTTCTCCCGGCAGGAGTTACCGATGGGATAGCACAGCAGGTCCAGAGGCTTGGAGGTAGGATGATGGTTGTTCTTCGTCTGCTTGTCGAAGTTCCAGACGGTGGTCTGGCTGCGATCTGCATACCATGCGTGTTTTCCGTTAGGCAGATAACCATAGAGGATCGGCTCATGCCGCCACTGGTAATCGGAGTAGCCGGGAACCAGAGCATTCTTTGCCCAGATGCACACACCCTGCAGGTGGAAGCCGGAGTCGATGTAAGCCTTACGGAAAATGTGGCCTACAGTATCCGCATGGAAAACATAGCTGACACCGCCGGGTTCCAGGCTGTTTGCCATGTTGGTAAAACACTTGACCAGGAAGTTATAGAACTCCTCGTCCTTGATGCTATCGTTTTTAATGGTCAGTCCGGTGGAACTTTTAAAGGAAACGCCGTAGGGAGGGTCGGTCAGAACCAGATTGGCTCTCTTACCGTCCATGAGGGTAGCTACATCTTCTTCAGAGGTCGCATCGGCGCAGTACAGACGATGGCGACCGACATACCACATATCGCCACGCTCCACGAAGCTGGCCTTCTCCAGGGCAGCGTTCAGGTCGAACTTTTCATCCTTGCCTTCCTTCTTGGAGGTGGCGGCAAATAGGTCGTCGATCTCCGCAGCTTCGAAGCCGGTGAGAGATACATCAAAGTCCGCACCCTGCAGGTCAGCGATCAGCAAGGACAACTTGTCAGTATCCCATTCACCGCTGATCTTGTTCAGAGCGATGTTCAGAGCCTTCTCCTTATCTTCGGGCATATCCACCACCACACAGT